ACCCGGATGCTCTAAAATTCCTCCCGGTGTCGCACCGTTAGCAAAGAACTTAGCACCATATTCCTCGCAGGCAATTGCCATGCCCACTGCGTTCTTGGCCATGGCAATAGGCGAATAGCCAACCAGTCCATCAAAACCAAGTCCCGGAATGTGCAGCACTTCGCTAGGTGAAAGCATAACTTCATTCGTGTTAGCTCTATGGGCATCTTCTAAACTGCGTAAATACTTATAGTAAAGGTTTCCGTTATCATCTCTATGAACGCTCATCCGGTTTGGCAGTAAAGGATAGATGGCAATGACCTCACCCTTGCCGTTCCTGATAATCTGCGCATAAGCATTGCCCCAAAGAAGCAGGTGCGTCATAAGAGTTTCCCTAAATACAAAAGATGTCATTTCCGGATTTGGCTCGTCATGCAAAAGGAAATACAGCTTATTATTAAGTGCCTTGTCTTTTCCTCCACTGTCCGTATACTTGTATAAATGAAGCGGCAAACCTGCTACGGCTTCCGCAAGTACTCTGACGCAGGAATAAACTGCTGTCATCTGCATGGAAGAACGCTCCGTTACCGTTTTTCCGGCTGTACTTCCTCCAAATAAAAAATTATAGGCACTCCCTACAGTTACATTTTTAGGCTTATCCCTAGATTTAAATAATTTTACAAAGCTTTTAAAAATTTCAATCACCTCTTGATTGCTGACATAAAAAAAGCACTCGTGCAATTTTCCACAAGTGCTTTTGAATTTCTAAATTTCTTTTCTAAAGCTCAGTTGCTATTATATCCCCATTTTTTTGATAAGAGTGTTTCTTTCCACCAATTTTCACGTTCAAAAACATAATTATCATCCATACGAGCATTATAATTTTCGAGTATGGAATACTGAAAATACTTCTGGACATAATCTATACCTTCTGCTTGCACTAACTCAACTAACTCTTTGTTACCTCCATGCCCATTAGCTACATAGTCAGACCACCTTTGTAATAACATACCCCACTGTGCAGTGGCTGAACCAACATATAATTTACCAGTTTTCTTATCAGTAATAAGATATACGGCTTTTTGATTTGCAAGAGCTGGAATCCACCCAGGTAGTTTTCGATTAATTATATTCTTTAATTGCCTGTATGATAGCCTTACATTTTCATATCCGGGAAAATCTTCTCCTGTAAATTTATCATTTAAAATTTCTATAACTTCCAGTTCATCAGCAATACTCGTAAACTTTTTTCCCATCCCTAAAGCTGAGTTATGGTATTTAACCTTAACTCTCCCAAAATATTTACTATATTTATTTTCAACATCAGCTAGATAGCCAATGCCATCCGTAACATCCAATAATTTAGTAATTGTTTTTATGCTCGTCAAAAGCCAAACATCTCCATATAAACGCACCAAGCAAATAGCTAATGTTCCTACATGAGGAAAATATCTTCTTTCTTTATGCCATAAAAACCAGTCAACATTTATCTTATCAGGGTTGTCTTTATAAAGTTCCAATGGGTCATTATCTTCTGTTGGGATATTAAACTTTATTCTCGTTTTATCCTGGGTTTTCTCATCCAAATGCAACAAATCATTAAGCAATATTTTCTGCATATATTTGCCACCCCAATCATCACAATTTGACTATATTATACCACGCAACCTATACGAACAAAATCCCTCTCTCGTCATAAACGGATGCCCCGTTATCATTTCCACAGCGAATTGCCCTGTCTAATGCCATTATTGTGGCTATTGCACCGTCAATCTTCTCTGTGGATTTTTCTTTATCTGCCTTGATGTTTCCGGCAGGATCTGTACGAATAAAAATATTATCCATCATCCACCTTAGAACCGGATGCCCGCTATGTGCTAATCTCTGCTCCAGTGTCAGCTTCATAAGTTCTTTGGTCGGAGGACTCATATCTTTGAATCCCTGTCCAAATGGAACTACCGTATATCCCATGCCTTCCAAATTCTGCACCATCTGCACTGCGCCCCATCTGTCAAATGCTATCTCACGAATATTGAACCGTTCACCTAACTTTTCTATAAACTGTTCAATATAGCCGTAATGCACCACATTTCCTTCCGTGGTTTGCAAATATCCCTGCCGTTCCCATATATCATAAGGGACGTGGTCACGTTTTACTCTTAAATCCAAGGTTTCTTCCGGCAGCCAGAAATATGGAAGAATGCTGTATTTATCCTCCTCATCTTCAGGCGGAAACACCAGTACAAAAGCTGTAATATCCGTAGTGCTGGATAGGTCAAGGCCACCATAGCAAACACGTCCCTCCAAATCCTCTTCATTTACAACAAATGAACATTTATCCCACTTATCCATGGGCATCCAGCGTATTGCCTGCTTAACCCACTGATTAAGACGAAGCTGACGAAAAGCATTTTCTTCTCCGGGATTTTGCCTAGCAGATTCACAAGCTGCTTTAACCTTATCAATACCAACCGTAATGTCTAAAGATGGATTTGCCTTCTTCCACACCTTGGGGTCAGTCCAGTCATCGGTTTCCTTAGCACCATATATTACCGGATAAAAAGTGCTGTCATGCTTGCGTCCCTCCAAAATATCCATCGCTTTCTGATGCGTTTCATAACAGATAGAATGTGTATCTGTTCCGGCCGTTGTAATAAGAAAATATAATGGCTGCATACGTGCATCACCGGAGCCTTTGGTCATAACATCAAAAAGCTTACGATTTGGTTGGGTATGGAGTTCATCAAAAACAACACCATGAATATTAAAACCGTGCTTGGAATAGGCTTCTGCTGACAACACCTGATAAAAACTGTTTGTCGGTTGATACATTATTCTTTTTTGTGATGCAAGTATCTTTACTCTTTTATTTAACGCAGGACACATACGCACCATATCGGCAGCCACTTCAAAAACAATGGATGCTTGTTGGCGGTCAGCTGCACAACCATATACTTCAGCACGCTCCTCGCCATCACCGCAAGTAAGAAGCAATGCCACCGCAGCTGCAAGTTCACTCTTACCCTGTTTCTTGGGAATTTCTATATAAGCGGTATTAAACTGTCGATATCCGTTAGCCTTAAGCGTACCAAAAATATCACGGATAATCTGCTCCTGCCAGTCTATCAGTTCAAAAGGCTTGCCTGCCCAAGTACCCTTAGTATGACTAAGACACTCAATAAAATTCACAGCATAATCAGCTGCGTCTTTATCATACACCGAGCCTTTAGTTTTAAATTTAGTAGCTTTATACCTCTTCAACTTTCGCAATATACCACCTCCAATTCGGGCATAAAAATTGACCTGCCATAAGCACGCCTCGCTAACAAGATACAGAGCCATGCGGCTCCGTTCTTGGATTTTTCAGTTGTTTTTTCGCTTAGAAAAGTTCTTCAATTTTTTCGAGTTCAGTTTTTAACCTAACTACATCCTGCGCAATGCAAGTTCTGCGAAAACTATTTTTGCAATGTTTGCCCTCGTGGGTAAGTTTCTCGATTTCAGCTCTGCGTTTTGTAATTACCTCAATTCCATTGCCTTCTTCTGCATCCTTGTAATCTCTTTCAAATCTTGTCATTTTCGTATCCTCCGTCCATATGGTTTTCCCTTTCGGTATGTACATATTCGCTCTAAGTGTGTGTAATAGCAAGTCAATAGCGGTAAGTATACAATATCTCTCTACTCTTCTCCAGTTAAGATAAATCTAACGTATTCTTTGCGGTGTTCCTCTATAAAGACTACTAAGTCGTAGTAACCAATTTCGTTTGCAATGTACTGAACCATATTGATGTCAAACATATTAGTTCGTCCCGTATCCCTAATGGCAATAATTTGGCGTTTAATTACCGGTTTCATCATTTTGACACCTTCTTTACCAAATCTTCACCATAAATCACATTAAGACTGCTTCCGTTATCCCAATTTACTAAAATACTGCCAGTATCATCCACGCCGGTTACCGTCCCTTCTGTGCCAAGTGGCGGAGCCTGGGCATCGTCCATCTTTAAAAGCTCCACCCTTGTTCCATTGGGATACTGTTTACGCATAAGCTCCACAATTTTCTTACTCGGAAATCTCATTCTCATCTGCCTCCTTTTTCAGCCCGCTTTTAAATGCACTGCTGCCAGTCAGATTCTTCAGCAGAATTTTTCGGTCTGCCTTGTACTCGGCACCCACAAACCCCAACCGGAGGAGCAGGCATCGGAATGCGTACTTTTCATTCTCCACCGCTTTTTCCATGTTGGAGATACGTTTCCGCTCTCGGCTCATTTTGCACAGGGCGGCAATAAAATCCGTGTAGGCTTTGGCAGTATCGGTATCCAAGCCATCTGTAAACCATGGAAAGGAAATCTGCTCCTGCGTGATTTTAATTGGCAACTCACTGATTCCCAGTGCCTTTTTTATTAGCCGTCCCTTAGCTTCTAAGAGGTTGGTGAGGTTGCCAACCAGTACCTTGTCCAACGGCATGGCCACTGTAAGTCCCACAATTTCATTCTGTGGCTCTGTTTCCGGTAATTGGTAGACAGGTTGGCAGTCCGTCAAAGGCTCCTCACAACCAATTTCCGGCTTAGTTTCATCATTTTCAGAACTCTCACAATGAAAACCTCTCTGATCAAGTTTCTCTAGCATACATTCTATTTCCTCACTGTTCGCCATATCATCAAAGGTAAGATTTCCCTCACGGGTCACGGTAAAATAATCCACCCTATATGCGTAGGTGGGGGTTCTCATGTAAACTGCCTTTGCGCCTGTGATTTCTTCCAAAGCCTTTACAAATGGTTTTCTGTCGGTAAGATTGTAAATAACTTTCATAATGTAGTTCCTCCTTTTGTTTTGGTACTACATATATCACTCTAAAGGCACATAATAGCAAGCAAATAATGTGAAAGATATTGTACACTTAGTCGTTTTCATCCAACTCTTTATATGGCAAGGTCCTGCCGTCACGGAATACGGATACAGTATCTGCAGAGCCGACCTGCTCAATATAACGCTTTACTATAACATCACAGTATTTTTCATCTAGCTCAATGGTATGACAGATTCTGCCTAACTGTTCGCAGGCAATCAAAGTG